GAACCGACTCTACGCCATCTGAAATAAGAACCTGTATCTGCTGAAGCCGCTGTTATAGTCGGTGTGTACTCAACCCAATCCGTAAACAGTTCATCGTTTACACCCGAATTGAGTAGCACCACGTCGTTGACTTCGGGGGTAACCGTTAAAAGCATTCCTGCTTTGTGTTCATCTCCACTATAAACACCGCCTGAGGCTTGGGCCGGACGAATAGTGTCGCCTTTATTTAAAACTATGGTAGCACTACAAAAAGCCCCGTCGTTATCTAGACCTTTACCATAAGCTACCCGATTGTTATTAAGTCCTGTCCCTGAAGGATCTGTAGAAGATAAATCATTTTTTATTATAGCTACATAGTTATCACCACTGGCGTTTCCTCTCTGCCAAACGCTCATAGTAACTTTACATTTTATATTAGCTTCAAAATGAGTATAAGCAGAAGAACTTCCATTAGTAAAAGTTCCATAATTTGAAGTGATCGTATTAGTTACTGTGTTTGTATAGTAAGGAGTGTAAGAGTTATACGCTCCTGCGTCTGTATTTAAATGAGCGACTTGAGTTTCCCCAATACTTGAAGTCTGCAAGAATTGATTGGCACTCAAAGCAATGTCATCGTAGTAAAGTTCAACATCAGTGTCAGTATCTAGGCAATGAAAGCCAAACTGAAGGGTGGTACAGTTAGCAGAAAAAGACATTTGTTTTCTATAGGTTTTTGCTTCGTTACCAGTAGTATCATTGGCAGGTAGGTAATCAAGTTCATCAGTCATAACCCCAGTAACAACCTTTCCGGTCACAGTAACGTCTGACCCTGAATAACCATAGGTCACACTATGGGTAGCCGTATAACCATTACCCCCACCCTCATTTACCACAGAGGTTATGTACCTATAATAAATATTATTACTGGAATCTTTGAATATAATTCTATCTCCAACTTCTGCCACATTCGCTACAGTAGCATCAATTGCTCCTGTGATAGCATTACTGCCATCTGAAGATACAGTTATAATTGGCTTCGTTCCATCTCTGGCAACAAACCTAAAGCTTTCCCCATCCCCACCGTTACGAGTGTAGTACTGTAATTGGAGGACCATGTTCTTTCCGGCATAACCAGAGTTGATTGTTTCTTCGTGATACCAATAGTTCCGAATAGAGTTTCCAGTTGTATCGTATTTAAATACTTTTTCTGAACCAATTAAATCAGCAGCAGTAGTGTGCCTAGTAACATCACCATTGGATAAGGTTCCCCCACCAAGAAAAACCGCATCGTTACCTTCACCCGAATTATCGGCATCAGCACTCTTAGCTTGAATGGTAAAGAGAGTATCAATGCTTCCTACTCCGCCCCCTGATCCTATTTCTGTTGCACTACCACCTTGCCCATGAAAATAAAGCTTTGAGTTGTTGGCATAAAGCCTAACATCACCAGAATCAGAAGGAGCACTAGGCGCTGAGATAGAGTCAAAATCTACATAAGAAGTAAACTCCGGCTGACTAATTGGAGCCTTGGCATCTAGCTGAGTCTGAGCATTACTTGATAATGTACTTATATGACCAAACTCTGTATTAGAAACAGAACCATCGTGTATAAGGTCTGCATCCAACCTGGCACTTGAAGTAATTGATGCTTGTTTAGCATCTAATTGAGTTTGAACACTAGACGTAGCGTCCATCCTATTTAAATAAGTAGATGTTGTAGTCATTGCAACATCTTCATTTAATTTGGGACTAGTTAATCTTTTATTAGTAAGGGTATCAGTAGTATCTGTCCCTACAAGAGTTGTGGTAGCATCTGGTAAAGTTACTATCCTATTATCACCTAAAGCCTCAGGACATTTTACAGTCGCAGTATGAGAACCATTATCCTCATCTTCTTGAAAAACAATAGACCCTGATGCATCAGTATCCCCTTTAATAACAGGGTTATCTAGGACCGCACCCTCTTTTAAACTGACCGCACCACTTGATACAGAGAATGAATCACTACTGAAACTGGCAATCCCTTTGGAGGAGGTAGTGGCATCGGCTGTGGTCTGAGCATCTACATAGGCTTTAACTGCGTTCTGAGTAGGCGCTTTGTTAGTGGCAGACCCCAAACTAGTGTTATTATCTAAAGCTGCTCCCGCAAAAGTACCTGCTGAAATTTGACCTGATGTAGTAATGTTGTCGGATCCGGTATCAATAGTTCCAAACCCAGAAGTAATAGACCCCGCATTCAAAGCCCCAACACTAGTAATCTGAGTTTGGGCAGCATCTACACTAAAGGTTATGGACTCTTCTCCGACTGTATCATTCGTGGTGGATTTAGTAAGACCTGTCCCCCCAACTAATTTATTATCTAAATAATTGGCAGTCCCTTCATTCTCAGTAACTTTTAATTTATAAGTCGAGTCTGCAATATCTGTATCTAAGACCAGGGCAGTGGCATCAGAGTTCCATTTCATAATCCCGTGGGCAGAGGGTTCAGGAGCAGTAAGGCTAACTGCTGCGTTTTTATAAGTATGAGGGAGAGTAATCACCCTATCAGTAATTTCTTTTAACTGCTGAGTGAGTGCTGCTAGTTTGTCAAGTGCAGTCTCATGACTGTCAGCGGGAAAGGCATCCCCACTCGCATAATCTGTTGTTTGTTCGTACCGCAGGACTCTTCTAATAACTACAATAATATTTGCATAGGCGGATCCTACACTAGCAGCCGGAGAGGTCCCAAACCTGACAGTCGTTGCCGGAGTCCCAACAAGAGTATAATCTGTGGTCAGGGTTTTCTTAGTCTCTGTGACTGTAGATGTCCTCTGGTCCCTTACCCAAACTTCTAAATCTGAGTTTTCAAAAAAATCCACGCCTATAGTAAAGTCCACATGGGAGTTACCAGTACATGCAATTCGAGTTACTACATCTGTATTTGTTATTGTCATATTATAGCCCTGCCATTTCTATATAAAATTCTCTTTGTTTTTGTTGGTACTCTAAGTTCTTCGCTTTAAACATTTCTCTTCCCATCTCTCTGTACTGCCTAACCACATCTTTAATAACCTGCACTTTTGTATACCGAGGAAGGTCTTGGTAATAATCTTGCTTTACTAGTTTGTTTAAAGTTTCTTTTAACGTAGCAGGTCCAACCCCAATCCCTGCCGAATATCTTGATAATTCATCATACTGCTCGCTATTCAATTTTATAAGTTTTTTTCGGCCATCAGGAGTTCTTAAGGCGAAAGACTTTCTAATCTTACCTATTACAAGGTCTTCGGGATTACGATACAAGGCAGGTCCTTCTGCCATACCTAAGTCTTTTAGTTCCCTATAAATAGGTTCCTCTTTTTCCATGGAGACATTGAATGCTGCTCTAATAGCACTCAACATTGTTGGACTAACACTGTCACCAACTAATTCTCTTGGGGCATCCCCATAAAACATTTCCTCTCCAAGAACATTCCTAACTGGAGGCAAATCCCTATTAAAATAAGGTAACATATTTTTCCATTGGTTCATTACTGACTCCATAACCTTTAGACCATTTTCGTCATAGGTGTATGCAGTTTGTTTGGCAGGATCGATTATCTTTGTGGCCAATCGCTGTGCTCCTGATAAAGGAGTTAACCCTGCTGCCACTGTATTCAATCCTTGAATTAACCCAAATTTTGCTTTTTCAAATGAACTTGATTGTCCACCTGAAGCCATAGACAATTGATGAAGACTCTCTATTAAAAATTCTGGAGTAGCAAAACTAGCTGTTGCCCAAGCTAATGCCGCCCCTATTTTAAATCCTTCTTGATGTTCCTCTTCTGCATTTATAGCGGCTTTGTAAGTGTCCATATAATCACCTACTAGCCTTAGCATCCTCCCAAACGCCCCCAATTGATTTGAAGAAATCCAGTTACCTGCTACTTTCACGCTATACGGTCGCCTTCCATCTGCCATCCACTGTTTTTTAGCTCTAAAATCTGATGGTCCCCCTCCAGTAATATCAAACTGAGTCGCCAATATTCCGATCACCCCTGCCGAAGTTAACATTTTGGAATGGGCGATCGCTTTGTTTCTTCCCCCCATCGCTACTTGCTTTTGATAACTTTGATTGAGTAAGTTTAAGCCAAGAAACCTTTGACTAGCAAAATCCGCCATGTTGTACCCAATTCTAGTAAACGGATGAATAACCCTAAGACCAGGGAAATCCATAAGCCTGTCACCCAAACCGGAGATGTTTAATTGTTGTCTCCCTTCAAGCCCAAAAGATAACTCATTATACGAACGGTCCTCTGGATTAGTGTTTTTTTGAGAATATCTTTTAGTGTGAGTATATTCTCTGGCTACCTCTAAAGCTTCATCTCTAAGCTCAGCTTTTTTCAAGTTCTTCTTAAAAAGATCATTATAAACTTTTTCAAACTTGGCATTGTCTATATTTTTCATCTGACCTATATCCATGTTTGTTTGTCGAATAGCGAGGTCAGTTAATTCATTTCTGTATAGATTAAATTTAAAATATTCATCAGTGGCGTTTAAAACTTTGGATGGAAGGTTCATCACATTATTATTCGTCCACTTTAATTTTTTACTAAGTGGGTTCTCTAATAAACTTTTTAATGCTTTATCTTTAACCGAAGAATCTACAGAAGCCCAATATTTAGAAATTGGCTTAAACATCCCCGCATCCATAATATTCTGGAGATCCTCTACATTTAATTCATCATGGGCAGATGAAAACTTTTGCCCATGTGGATCCAAAATTGAAGCAGACTCTTGAAATGCTTCTGCTGTTCTCTTCGCTTCCAATTGTTGAAAAGATTCAAGCTGTGCCCCTCTTTTTGCATCTAAGGAGTCAAGTATCGCTCTATTATAGGATACACTGTCCATATAAGAATTTTTTATAAGCTCTACTTTTTCTGGATCTAGATCATTCCATCTATAATATTCGTTACTAAGTTTTGCAGGCATCCTCTCTAGGGAGTAAGCTATTCTATTTAATACGTTACCTGTTAGGTTGTTCACCACTGCCATTCCAGATAGTAAACTATTATAAAAAAGATTCTTAACTGCTTCTTTAATTTTATTAAAAGAATGATGTCCTGCTATTTTATTTAGAAATTCGTTAAATACTTCTTCTTCAGCTTCTTCAAGCGACTTCTTACCCGCCATTAATTTCTTTGTTTGAACTTTTCTGTACTTTAAAAGATGGTCAAACAATTGACGTTGGGATCTTCTATCCGCTAAAGAAAGTATATTTTCTATCTTTTTATTTTGTTCACGAGTTCCTTTATACCCAGGCTGTTGAGCTAACTGGGCAAATGTCTCACCCTTTTTAGATTGACTTGTACGTACCTGCTTTTCTACTTTTTCAGCTTGAGTTACAAAATCAGGAGATTGCCTTTTTTCAGATACAGGTGTCCCCAAAATCTTTTCTTGGACATCATCTCTTAAAAGACGTAATGCCCTAGCAGGTTCACTTGCTAACTTCTTTTTAAAATTTCCTAAATGAGTTAGCCCCTCCAATTGCCTGGTCATAAGAGCAGACCTTTGAGCTATTTCTTTTATAGTATCGGGGTTAGTATCTTTAGCATTTAGTCTATTTAGAAGGGTCATATTCTCAAAAAAATCTTCAGATGCTCTTTTGGAAAGGGCAGATGTTACAACTTGAGCTTCGTATATATCTGACATTGCTCCTTCAACATTCTTAAAACTTTTTAACGCTGCTTCAGGATTAAACCCATTTTTCTCAGCGAACTCTTTCCAAAGTTGTTGAGCATACTCATCTCTTTTAACTCTATCCGTGGGACCTTTAGCCCACGCATTGTCCACTTCTTGTTTAAGGCTTTTTATAACCTCTTTTCCTTTTTTGACCAAAACTCCTATATCATCCACATCTGATATTTTATGAATAAAGTTTCCTTCTTCTAGGTTCTTCTTGGAAACTCTGACCACTCCAGAATCATTAACTACATCTGATAATTGTTCATATAATTTAGGTTGTTTTGTCTTAAGTAATTCTATGCTCTTATCTTTACCACGCTTAATTAATTTTTTAGTTTCTTTTATAACAGATGCAGCTTCTTCTCGAATCTCTTTATCTTTTGATAACTTTTTCCCTTTTTCAGAAACCCTTCCAAATGCTTCTTTCATAGCATCAGGGTCATTGTCTTTTACTGCCCTCTCCAAATCTATAACATCATCTTTAAAATCTTGGATGTTCTGAGCGTCCTCCACATTCTTAGCTTTTTTAGTCATGTTTTGGATCTTATCAATAGACCAGGAGATAGCATCACTTAAACCTAAATCTTCTTTAATCGCCCCCTCTTGGTCCCTCCAGTAAGCCCCAAGATGATCTACTAATCTAGGATTTTTGGAGTGAGTCTGTTCGATTGCGTGATTGGTTAGATCATTAAGATTAAAACTTTCATTCTGTTTAATTCTTTTTACATAAGAATCTATTATCTCTGGAGAGTTTTTTATAGAATTAACTAAAGCCCCATTCCTATATAAGTTCATAGCAGCAGGTAAGGTTTTCATAGCGTTCATACCTGCGCCTATCCCCCAACCTAACATTAAACCTTCCCCAACTCCTTTAGCTTTTACTTCCCAAAAACTGTCGTCTTCTTCAATTTTTAGGTTACTAAGGAACTGCCTGCCAAGTGTTAGGTCAGTGTTGTCTACAATAAAATTAGATAAGTTCCCTGTATCTTTGGTGGTCAAGAGGGCATCGATCCCTGCTCCTGTCCCCATATTAACCATAAGCTTTTTTAAAGCTGATGCATCCTTCAGGTATTTAAGTTTATTAACATGTTTGAATACTGCCCCTGGACCTATGAACGCCCCTACAATTTGTCCTGGTAAACGGGAGGCTAATTTAGTTTGATCCTCCTCTACAGGAAACGCCCCATATTTTAAATCTCTCCACCATTCATTTTTATCCACCCCTTCTAACTCAACCATATGAAGAAGAAAATTAGGCACCGCCTCCACAAAATTAATCAACCCTCTGGCAGCATGATTAACATTGGAAGTAACCATCTTCTGCTTCTCTCCAAAAAATTGAAGAACAGGGTTATCACTTTTAGAAGCCGCATCCGCCATTTGAAAAACCAAGGCAGATGGAGAAGTAGGGAACTTGTAAGAACTCACAGCTTGGTTCTCAAACTTTTGAATAAACTCTTCATTCTCTTTATCATTGACTGCTTTTTTTGCTACTTGAGTTTGACCATAATTTCCAAAAGCCATGTTCTGGTCATCTTCCATTAACGAATCTATGACTTGTTCTTCATTTAATTGATTTATCTGATGGTTGTATTTTTGGATTAAAAAGTTAGGGCTTCTTACCGCTAAATAATCATCGGCAAGGCTTGTAAGCATTCTAGAATCATTAGTTATTTTTTCTTCTAACATAAATCAGCCCTTATTGTTCGCCTGCTACGCTTTGGCGCTCCACTTGTGGATTCTCAGTAGGTTTAGGATCCTTAGTCTTAAGATTTGGGAAAGGATGTATTGCATCCGTTATCACTTCCCCTGCATACCCTATATCTACCTTTCTTAATTCTTTCTCTTCATCTATATCAAAAATCCCTACTCTTACTTGAGAAACTTCATTATATAATTTTAAAGAACCTTCTAGTTTGTCTAATGCTTCCATCTGCTCTCTAGGATTAGGGATTGGTGCCCCAAATAATTGACTCTTTATACCCGCAAAATTCGATTCTTTTCTTTCTAAATGTTTTTGTAGCTCTACTTTCTCTTCTAATATTGCTTTTTTAAGTGCTCTAAATTCTCTTCTTCTTTCAATAGGTTTGTTAAAATAATCCTTCTTTAAATAATCATTAATTTTATTACTTGTACCTACCCCTGCGGGCCCTTGTTGTACTTCTTCATACTCAGTTATTGCGCTTTGAACTCCCCATGCAGCCTCGTAATGTTGATCCCTAACAAATTTTGTTAAACCTTTTACCATATCTTCTGGGGACTCTTCTCTATCATGAAAGAGTGTTTGGATTTTCCTCCAAAGTTGTCTTTTAAACTCAGTGGCTTGTATATATCGTTTATTAAATTTACCCGAAGCTTGAGTTAGCTTACCTGTTATTTTTATAAGCCTCCCAAAAACTTCCCTTTTTTCTTTATATAATTGGCGGTTTGTTCTTGCGCCATCTATTTTATTTGATACTGCTATTTTATCAGTTCTAGTTAAAATATTGTCAGCTTCAACTCTATCCATAAGTTTTTTGGCTTCTTTTTTATCCCACGTTCCATCAGCTATCATTTGCATCATCTCATGGGTATAATTAAACGCTGACGCTAATGAGGTATGTTGTTTCGCTAAAGAAATACCTGGACTTTCACTAGATATAAGGCTTCCTCTTTTATCGTGCCTTAGATTAGAATACTCATTATGAACAGAGGCTAAATGATCTTTTAATGCTTTACCTGAAAGACCAAGGATAACTCTTTTTTCTTCTGGTTCTAAATCAAAGTTGGGATGATCTTCGAGAAGCTCTCCTCCATTTAAATCATTAGAATTTTCATGCTTGTCTGCGAACTCATGTAACTGAGCGTATATATGTTGGGTTTTTATGGTGTCTTCATCTTCTTGACTTTCGTTTTTCCTTTCAATCCCTTCTAATACATCATATCCTTTTTTTAGTTCGATTTTTAATTGCTTTTCAAGATCTTCAACATCTACCCCTAGATCTTTTCTACCTTTTATAAACTTAATTGTGTCTCTAGCCCACTGGGGCAGAACATACCCATCATAATATGTTTTTAATTTTTCAATGTTTGACTTGTCACTAGCATAGCGACCCATAGCTGTTTTTACTTTTTCTTTTAACGATGTGCCTATGGTGGTGTTTACAAGACTCTCTAATTTTTTTGTAGAGGATTTTTCTTTTGACCAATTCTCAAATTCCGTAAAAAAGAGTTGTTTTTGATTACCGTCCATACCCTCAATATGTTCTTCAAACTCTTTTTCTGACATGCCTGGGGAATGTTCCTCTCTATATTGATCTAGTAACATTTTTTGAAATAAGCCCTTGCCCTTATTAAATACTTCAGCTAAGCCATTATCCCTTGATGTTTTATTAGTTAAATCAAGCCCTTTCACTAAATTTTTTAATTCTACTGTGCCATTTTCCTGTAAAGTTTTACTATATGTTTTTGCCCCATTAATAAGTTGAAATTTTATACCCTCATTTCTATATAGCTGCTGCATCGTTTTAATAGTTTCGCCATTCGTTTTAAAAAACTTTTCTCTATTAAAATTATCTACTTTAGAAGAACGATTCGGTATAGGGTTCCCATTTGCGTCTTTAGACTCCAGAAACCATTCGGCATGAGTATTCTTTATTACTTCATCCACCATTGGGACTATATCTTTATTTTTATTAGCAGGGTCAGCCATTATTACTGAGATTTTTGATTTTAAATTTTTTTCATAGTCAGAACTTACAATCTTACTTGCTAATACTTCTTCCTTTTCCTTTTGCTTAAAATAGGCATCCCCTAACTTATAAGCTATATCTCCAATCATCTGACCTATCTGACCCCAACCTTCTGCATGAGGTGATCCAGGGTCTACTCCAGGACTCATCCCTGATCTAAAGTCATATCTATTTGATTGTTTTAATTTGGGAATCCTTACCATATCATTAGCCTCATTTAACCTAAGAGAAATTGATTCCAGGTTTTTCCTTTACCATGTCTAAATTTATAATAACCTAATTGCCCTATCCCTCCGGCAAGAGACCCAATCGTTTGATAAGGAGTAATATTGTTATAAAAATTCTGTCTTGAGTTAGCTATACCTATTTTATAATCAGATAGTTCCAAATTAGCTGCCGCCTGTTCCTCGATAGCAATTTTTTCTTCTTCTGCTAAACCGATAACTTGTTGAGCTGCTCTAACGGCTGAGTCTGAAAACTCTACCCCCGCTACAGCATAACCTACTTCTTGTTGCCCAAGGACTTCATCGACTTGTCGTTGAAAAAGAACTAACTCTCTTTCTTTAGATTTGTTTATTAAAATCTTTTGATTTTCTAAAAACTTTTTTTGTTTTTCAGCAGCATCGGCCATCATCTCATTCTGTTTTGAATTAGAATAGATTTGTAGTCCTGTGCTAACTACTGTAGCCGCTGCCACATAAGCCATTGGGGTAGCCATTACACATTCTCCAGTCTAGAGTATAAATACTGGTCCTGACCTTCAGGACCGATGCTTTTTATTTTTGCTTCCTCTGTGAACCCTAAAACTTTTGCCCACTTTTCTTTATGAGGAAACCCATCGTCCACCCATATCTGATACCTTTTTTGTTTAGTATTTTTTATAAACTCTGATATCAAACGCTTTATCTCCCGATGCAAGCTCTTGTTGTATTTCTTAATATTAACCACATCTGGGATAAAATAAAACTCCGATGCAAAACGATGAAGGCATTTAACACCTGCTATTCCTAAAATATTTTTATCTTTAAAAATCGTTACAAACCCAAACTCTTTTAGTTCGTAATTATAAATGATGTCTTCTTTAGAAGTAGGAGGAGCATTAATAAAATCAGCATCATCAGGAGTAAATCGTTTTGTACTAATCATAAGTAATCCCCCTATGAACAATCGCAAGTAAATTCATCGGGAGAGGTTTATCCTGGATAACTTTAACTTGAAAAAACCTTTCATAGTCCCCAGGAAAATCTAAGTACTTATCTCCAGTAAATAACTCTAAGGCAGACCCCATGCCATGCCCCGCAGGTCTAAATACTATCTCTTCCAAGTCACTGTCAGCAGCAGACCCTAGCCCAAACTTAGCTCCGTATGTCTTGAAAAATCTTAAGACAATTGCTTCGTTTCGTTTAAAGGATCCTTGAGGAGTTCCTGCTTCTCCCCCTGCCTCTAACTTCATAGTCTTCATATTACTTGTGTATTTAAGTCCTGCTATAACTTCTGAGACAGGATCTTTTAGCGATAAAAACCCATTGGAGTCAACGCTTGATAATTCGATTCTTGTAGGACAACTAATAGGCCTAAATAAATAATGCCCTGAAGCCCCTTTTCCATTTATGTCCAATACTACTGGAGTATCGGCTGTGGCATTGGCATAGGAAGAAGCAAGTTTAAATTGAGTGTCAGAAGTTCGAACAATATAATAATCAGTGTTAGGAGTTAAAGAAACTGTCCCACTAGAATTATAGGTTATATCTGAATTAGCTGAAGACTCATAATGAACTTTAGTTCCTGTGACTAAGTTATGGTCTCTGTCTGCTCCTGCCCCATCAACTAGTTTTAAAGTATCATCAACATTTACATTACCTGGTAGAACGACAAAAGCACTACTAACAAAACCATTTGTTTCATAAAAACCATCAGCTAATACCTCCACTTCCTGATTTTGCAAGTGGGTAAATCCTGGAAAAGAATATGCAGTTACAGGAGTAATAGTAACTGTACTCGCACTTCCCGCAAGTCCACTTATAGTTTGGGGAACATCTTCAAACGCTGCCGAAGCAGTCGTGGCAAATTTTATAAGATCATCAGTCTCTCTTATTATCCACACATGCCCATCAGAGTTTACACTAACTCCTCCAGGAAGAGTGCCCCCCGTTAAAGTAACTTTTGTTCCTGTCCCGTATCCATGTCCAGGAATAGAAACCGTGTCATCGCTAACACTAACAATCCCACTATTATTAGCATCAAATGTTTTTACATTATCGGAAATTTTTACCCTCTTGGCAGAATCCGAAAACCATGCCTGGTCATCGTCATAAGTCGAAGTATTTTTCAAAAGAGTATGATCAAAATCCCCACCTATTTTTTCTAAGTAATGTTTTGTTGAACCTGCTACAGTCCTGCTAAGTGAGATATAAAGGTCATCAAAAGTACCAGTACTGTTAGGAATAACAGTAACTCCGTTAATCGAAACATCATCCCCTCCTAGAGTGTGTCTGTGCCAAGCTACGGTCTCCGTATCGTTATCTAACGTCAAACCGATCAATTTATTTGTACTTGTCACAAACCAAACAATCCCCCTAGAGGCTTGATGAATCATTTGGGTTATCTCAATACCTGCTGTGTTCGTGGTAGGACTGGCACCGTGACTAACAATATGTTCCGAAGCTACCGACAAGTTCCTTGCCATGTACCCACCATAGTCATTGTTATAACGAAACTCTCTTACCCTTTTCCCATCTCTAGTGACAAACAGTGTAGCCTGTTCCACCCGTTTAACTTGAGTCCCCAAACCTCCATGGTTAGTCTGAGGTTGGATAAGAACATTAGTCGCTGTAACTGCACTCTCCCCACCTGTGATTACATACTCTGCCCCAAGTGTACCTACTTCCAAAGCTCTCTGAGCAGCTAACCATGTTATCTGGTTTACTTCCTGGGAAGCTATATTAAATGCCCAAGGATCTGAAGCTTTTGCAGTAATTCCACTGTAATCAAGTTCAGTAGGAACACCCGCATCATCTGTTCCTGTACCTGCTCCCATTCGGGAAGCCATAAAGTGATAAAAGTTATTCGTCATACTGGCATAAACAGTATCGGACCTATCCTGAGTCCCTCCGAAAACTATTCGACTTTCAAAAAAGGCTACTGTTCTAGGCCATCCCCTATAATTATTCCAGGCTGATTCTTGCCAGTTATCCGATTTAGTTCCTCCTGCATCTACATGAACAGTAACTTTAGCTTTTCCTGTTAATTGAGGAACTAAGGTATGTGTACCGGATCCTCCAGAAAGAGAGATCCCTGTTCCCCCTGAACCCGCATCCTGTACTTGATTTTGATTAGTCGCACTTAATTGGAAATGATCTGTGTTGTTGTTAACTACATAATAATCAGTATCCGCACTTAAGCCCGTTGGGACCGCCCCTGTCGTAGTAAACTGAATAATATCATTGTTAACAAACGGATGCCCTGTATAATTGACTCTATTATTTCCCGTATCAAAAGACCAAGTACTTGTACTCGTAACCGATGCAGGTAGCCCATCCGAATAATTGATTTGATAAATACCCCAATGTGAAGAGAATAATTTATAATACGCACCAAAGAAACCTGTCCTACTATTGCAGCTCCAGTATGGGACACTAACATCCGTGCCCCCACTCTTTACCATTAAAAAAGTTCCATCAGTCGCACCTTGAGATCCTGAAGCTTTTATCATCAAATCTGGATCTATGTTAGCTGTATTGTAAGGAACCGAAAGTGCTTTTTTCTTTTCACTAGGCCAATAAGATTCTGAATGCCTACTGATTTGAAACTTACTTGAAGCAATCCTAGAGATAACCATCGGTTGGATTCTACCGCTAGAGTGAGTTAAGAAAAACTCCCCTGCTGACTGAGCATAAATAAACCCATTTAGATCCGTAGTAATATTGGAGAGTCCCTCTCCTCTAAAACTCCCTGATGCTGACCCGACTGTAAAATTTTGAGAAGTAGCATAAACCCCTTCATCTACCCTTAAGGAAACTGCCGTTCCAGAAGAATCAAACATTTTAAACTTAAGAACGTCTGTGCTAACAGGTTCCATAGTTATGACATAGGCTTCAGTTTTTGAAAAAATAAAGTTCAATAGGATAACTTTATTCGTAGCTGAAAAGTCCAGAACAAACCTGCTCCCTGGTCTCCTCGCAATCCCACCTTGCCTTACTGTCAAAAAGTTCTCAAGTTCAGCCACTCCCCCAAAGTATTCCTTTAGGTCAGTTCTTCCATCTAACTTTGGATGGAGTTCTCCCGCAGCGAAACTATTTTGAACAAACCGATATCTGGTCACAGTCTACTCTCCACAAAGCTGTCATCAATAAGGTCAGGTGCAGTCCCTTCTTGTGCATCAATACTTCTAGCAGCACTCAACACATTCTCATATTCCCCTAAAAGTTTTTGACTTAGAGAAGAACTTTGGACAAGTGCATAGCTGATGTCAGCCGCTAGTCTGAATGATAAAGCTTCTATAAATTGGGAATCATATTCTGCTGTAGCAGTTACTCGTGAAATATATTTTATTTTTACCGTGGCACTATCCGATAAAAGTTTCCTGTCAGCTTCAATTGACCATTTAATAGTATTGTCATGAAGCTCTAAGACTCTTAAACAATCTGAAGGAAGGAGATACTCGTAATCATATTCAAAAGCAGGAGTAGTTGTTAACTGACTCAACTCCATCCTTTTAATAGCGAAGTTCCAGGGGTGTGCCCTTAAAACTTCATCTCGAACTTTTTCATATTGTTCGTTACAAAGCTGTGCCCTTCGATTGGTTTCAGTCAGACTATTAATACGTTCCGCACCGAGTTTGACAAGCGCAGAATTAGAAATAGACGTTTCAGTTGTAGTTAACGCCATACCTACCCCGATGCAAAAAAGGGGACCGAAGTCCCCTAATAATTAATCAACTACGTACATAACCATAATTTTAATTGAGTCTGATGTATCAGTAGCAACATCATTGTGCATAATTTTAACTTGAAGAAAGCAACCTTCAGCATCAAACTTTTTAAGTCTACCTGCTAAACTTCCTTCGCTTAAGTTAATTTCAAGGTTTGTAGGAACATACCCATCAAAAAAACCATCTTCATCAGCAGCAATTGAACCATCATCTGAAGCAGTCCAACCAACATCAATTGAACCACCACCCATGGCAGTATTAACTAGATGGACATCTAAGATTCTAGCTCCCTTAGGGATCTTCATAAATCTAATAGTATCATCCGCAACAACATCACCTGCGAAGGTGTAGTCATCATAAGCAACACGCATTACTCCGTATTGTTCCCCTGCGGGAATCTTTTCCGAAGGTACGTTCACATATTGTTTTGTGTAATTTGTACTGTAATATGCAGCCATTATATCCTCCTATTATTCTTTACAAGCAATTTCTACGACTTTGTTTTCTTCCATACGAGTCGCACCCATTCCCATACAGGCGTATACTTGTGTACTGTATGACTTATCTGCTCTCTCAGAAATTTTCCCTTGAACTTCTTTGGCCGTAGCTAAAAGAAGACCATCTTGTGCCCAAGCAAAACACTTTCTGTAAGTAGCAGAACCAGGAGTCAAAGCTTGAGAACCTGTACCGTAAGTACCATCAGCATTGTTATAACTAATGTTGGAACTACCGTAGTCAGTAGATAGTCTTTCTGTTCTTATGAACTTAAAGCCTAGGAATGTGTCTATCTCACCCTGAACAAGAGCTTTAACAGTGTTAAAGTCGGCAGATGTAATAGAAGTTTCGCCCAATAGAGCTTGAAGTTGAGAAGATCCAATAGCAATATAACGTGGAATAGATTCATCCACATCATTGGCATCAAATTTCTCTTTAACTTTTCTTAAAGTTTGAAGGTTCAAGTTGTTACCTGCTGTAGCAGAACCATCAAAGGCAGCTACTTTATTAGCTGCGGCAAGAGCTACAGTAGAACTTCCATCCTCTCCGCCATATGCTGAACCAGTAGCGGCTTCGATAATCAGGTCATCTTTTGCTCTAGCTAAGGCCCAAACAGCAGCTTGAGCATAAGCACTAGTAGGATCAATAAGCATTCTGATTTTATCAGCATCATCAACTAGATCTGCCCACTCATAATCAGTCAACGTAACTCTACGTCTTGAATGTGGAGTATCGATCTGAGGAGTATCAGCATGACGAGAAGTTCTCTTAACAGCCGTTACAGAACCGATTCTATCATAAAAAGCAGACTTTCCTCTTTGAGATTCGTTTCTTACGAATGCTCCTAGCCTGCTACCTTTTTGTTGAGACAAATGGAAAACGTTTGCAGAAAATTGTTTCACAAACGCTGTAGTAATTTCACTAGACATATTTAACTCCGTGGTTACTAAACGTTAAAAAAATTTACTCTATTGAATTGCCCCGATAACAGGATTCAGAAGTGAACACTCCAAGGAGGTCCTTTCAGATTATCTCGTGTCCACTTGTTATATTAAAGATTTTAAAATTTTGCGTCAACTATAGATGTTGGAATAATCTTTGAACATCTGCCACTGCCGCCTCGTGATTTGGATGTCCTTTTTGATGATATGGGTGGTTAGGATCCGCCATAACAGTATTAATTTCTGCTTGGGCATCCGAAGGTGTCCTTCCCAATTGAACAGGTCCTTCTCCTTGAAAAGTATCTTCTGACAATGTTTCTCCAATTTTGGCAAAAGTCTTTATCAATTCTGGATGATTCCCTAAACCTGAGTCATCTAAATAAGTTTTGAAGCTCTCATCAGTAAAATGATTTACTGCCGCTTGAGCAGACCTAACTTTATTATCGTACTCTTTTCCCCATTCAGTTTTTAAACCATTTACAGCTTGGTCCACTTTTGACTGAGCTTGTTTAGTATATTCTTCACCTTGTCGATTAGCTTCTTCATTATACCAATTAAAAAGCTTTTGAGCTTGGGCGGGTAAGATCCCTGCTTCATGGGCAGATTCTTTAAACCCTTTAAAAAAGTTTTCATCAAACTCTTGCCCACCTGTTTCAATACTGTAGTCGTCCACTTTCTCCGGTAAGCCAAGTTTAGAAAAAACATTGTTCTTCCAATCATCATCAGTGGCATACTGTCCTGGTACAACTATCCGATCCTTGCCTATCATGCGTTGGGCATTAACATATGATTTGGCCAAATTCTCTACCGTCTCAATCGGTCCCAAACTTGGATCTTCTTTAATGTCTTCAGGTAAAGCACTCTTCCACGTTACTTCTTCAGTGGAGCCATTCTCCGGTGTTTCTGTATTGTCCATCAGTCTCTAGTCCTCTGTTAAGTATATCTTGTAACTCTCTTTCATCGGTTTTTAGTATAGACAGAATTCTTAGAATAACATTCCTATGACCTTCTCTTAATGCCATCTCATGAGGATCATTTGAAAAAGTAGACGTTATCATAAAACTATTCTTCATCAAATCATAAAGAACCCGCTCGCCTTCATCACTGCGAAATATTTTTTTGTAATCCGCAGTTATATCTAACATCTTATTTTTCACTTATTCCCCTTGATTTGGACTCATATTTTGAAGGGCTGATGCCCCATCTTTGGCCATAGAAGCTTGTGCCATCATCTGTTGCATCTGCTGCGCTTGTGCCTGCTGTGCCTGCCTAGCTTCTCTTGTTCCTATTACATCCTCCATCGGACGTAACATTTGTTCAGGAAGCCCATACGCTTTAGATAAAAACCTTAATGCCTGATCCCCGTTGAGGTTGTCAATAATTTCAGGCTGTAATTGAGAAAGAGGAGCTAGAATATTCATAACTCTTACAAAACTATCTGCTTCAGAAGTCTTCTGTGCCTTAGCTATCTGGCTACTATACTGCACCTGTAATTCACGATCGGCTAACACTTCTGGAATCATGCCCAACATTTTTTTTCGCATCATTATATTGAACAGTCTGCCAACCATAGGACGTAGTAATTCAAACTGTTGTCTTCCCAGGATAGGTCCAAGTAACCTGAGTTTCTCTTCTGTTCTCTGAGCTACTTCCGTAGCTGTCATCTGAGGACCTGTGTTTAATTGCAATTGATCTATAAAGAAGGCTTCTCTAATCTTCATTCGAATAGATTCAACAAACTGAATCCCAAAATCAATCTTAGATCCTGTGTCCAAAGGAGTGATCATCTTATCAGTTCCAAGCCCCGCCCTATAAAAATTGATTGCCCCTGGCGTGGTCTTGAATGGCATGAGCACACCATCATCCGGCATAAGGAGAGGAGGATCTATAACCTTTTGTGCTCCCCTAATAGTTGTCTTCATAACCAAGTTAAGCATCTTAAGATCCGCTAGTGCCTTCATAGCAGGAGACCTACCATAGACTTCACCCGCTATCTTAGTCCACCGAGGAACAACAAATGGGAACTCTTTAAAGCCCCCTTCATTAAGAAGAAGTTGTTTTTCTTTTAACACATACGCACTTCTAAACTTAAACCCCTTCTTTGTTGCAGGGTATTCAACATCATCTTCAATAGGTTCTACTGCATGAATAATCTCATATTCCTGCATATAATTAGTTTTCAATTGTTCAAGGAGAGACTGATCCATCGCCTCCTCTCCGAAGTGTTGTCGGATTTGTCTTACACTGTACTTAAACGTCCTATAAACCGTGTCCACAATAGACTGATGATTTTCACTTATATAAGACTCATAAATAGGCCTAGACTGAAACCTGACCACATCTGTATCATGTTCCTCAATCCGCATAAGCCCCGTTCCAAAACAGCCAACGTCCAGATAAAGCTCATGAATATGTGTGTGGAAATTAGAGTTATTCAATACATTATGCATCTGCCTGGCACTATCTTGTAACCAAAGACGAACTTCATCGTCTTGATCTAAGAACTCGTCCCCTGTGCTTAGCGAGAACCATGGTGTTGCAGGGTTTGTCAACATCCCATGCAGGGCAGATGCTAACAATTCATTAGAGTGGATACCCGTTGAATCAAATAACTGATTCCCCTTTTTCTCACCCTTCATGTTAGTTTTATAAACATCATCCTTCCTGGGAATAACGTAATCCGCAAGCTCTTGCCAGTGTTGATCCCAGTTAACCCTTTGACCTTTTAAATACTCATATCTATCAATTATTTTTCTCGCTAAACCCATCTCTTACCTTCTTGTTAAAAGGGACTCTCTCTGTCCTGGTCTTCTACGGCTACCCTTAATCGCTTGTTGCCTTCCTGCATACATCCTAGCAAGTCCCATTAACTCTCTTTCAATTTGGGACTTCTCTCCTCCCTCATAGTCTTCTCTTGTTTTATTAGGATGGAAGTATTTTTTTATTGCAGTCGATTCCGTAACCGTCCTATCTTGGGGTACAAGTGACCCTACATCAGACCGTAACTTTTCTTCCTGGGCAAGTTCTCCCCCTAATTGCCTAAATAATCCTACGTCTTCTATATTTAATCCTTGGAATGTCCTTTCTCCTAACATGTTTTTAATTGTGGACTTCCACGCACCTTTATTCATTAGCATATGAAGAGGCAGCTTTTTTAAATAGTCCACATCTTTTTCAGTCATGCCTGGTACGTCCAGAACTCCTCCAACATCTCTACTCATTCCCCCCAATATGTCCATTCCTGAGTGGACAACATCTTCTGCTAATCTCCCTACCGCTTTTAACGGTTGTACTTTATGAAGCTGCCCTAAAGTATCATCCAAAAACCCTTTTGGATCCTGCACCATATCTGGAATCTTCCCTACCGTTTGATCCAATACATTTTTTACTGTGTCCCCTACTTGTCTAATTGTCCTTGCCATATTTCCTCCTAAAGTGAAAAGTAATCATACTCCATAACACACTCTCTTGGTAACTCTCCGTAGTTATCCTTTCTCTGAGTTTCTGGACGTATCCCTTGGGCCAAATATCTAAAAGCATCTGCCCCATGACTTGCCCAATTGTGTTTCGGCTTCGCCATAAAGATCTGATTCTTACCATCCCATTTTTTCTCATAAGCCTTCAATGCTTCTAATCCTCGCCTACATTTTACCTCATCAAACCAACATTGAGGAAGTAAAGATCTAACCGCATGGATCCCATCATCTACTCCCCATCTAGGAAGAACATATATCCTTTTTAACCCCAAACTTCGGAGAGTCTCCACTCTACTTTTACCTGTACCGAGTTCTCTTGCTTTAGCATCGTGTGGAAGAAAATGTTCTCCGTATATATAATCCTTTTTATTCAACTCTTTTACAAACCACTCTAATCCTTGACCGGACATCTCCAAATAATCAATCACTCGATATTCAGTCCCTATACTCTGACAAAACCAAATAGCTGTGGTATCTCCGATCCCAAGGTCCCAAGCTGTGTCCACTACTACTTTTGGTTCATAGACTACGCTTGTTATTCGATTGTCCTTCTCTAGCTTAGCAATTGTCTTTTGGTAGTACGCCCCAACGTTAGCAGCAGTCCAACTACATTCAAACTCCTGCTCAAACTCTTCTTCACTCATTTCAGCCTGTGCAGCTTCCAGTTCAGCTTTGGGAATAACTTCTGTTTCTGAAGCTCTATGTAAAGAAACATACCAGTCTTTTCCTTCGAGTTGTTTTGCTTTGTTATATAGATTGTAAAAATGATTTTGGCCTTTAGGGGTCCCGATAAAAATCGCCCAGCCTTCACGGTCAGCCAATGCAGGCCTAATAACCTCCCCCCAAACTGACGGATCACAGACCCCGAACTCGTCCAATACGCAGCCATCAATATAAATACCCCTAAGGGAGTCTGGATTTTCTGCCCCCAAAAGTAATAGACGGACTTTATCATCTAAGTGTGGTCGGGGAATGTCCACTCTCAATTCAGCTTCGTTCGCTTTTGTTCCTGGGATGCCCTTCGTAAATTCTTTTACATATTCCCAAGCTACCCTTTTGGCCTGACCATAAGTACCCGCCAAGTAAACGTACTGTGGGTTTTTCCTTGGATTCCTAAGTCCCCTATCCAACATCTCATTAATAGAGAGGACCGTTTTCCCAAACCTTCGGTGCAACACCAAAACATTAAATCGTTTCATGTTGCGGTGTATTTCCATTTGCAATGGTCGAGGCGTGTAGCCTGTTGCTATCGTCTTTACTTTACCCATGGAATATCTATCCTTTTCCCACACTCACAAGACACCACCACTCTTACCGATTCAGTAGAGTAAGTCCTGCTTAATACATGAATCCCCAATTTACAAAGGATTCTAAATATTCTTCGCTTCATACAAAACACCTGTGTCCATAATTCGCACTAACTCGCATAGCAAATAATCTTCGGGGTCATCGTTGTCATCCAAAATATATAACAAATCTGGAATGTCTTCCTCAGAGCTTAACTCGTCTTCTGGATCCAAGATGTGATACACGTTGTCTATTTTGATAACAGTTTTGATTATTCCTCCTTGGGAACCTCCAAAACTTCTGGTTCTGGAGAATCCTCCAAACGTCTAATCCCCGTATCCACTATAATTTTTAAAGGAGAGTTCTCATCTCCTGTTATTTTGGTCTGTGCCCCATACGTTTCAGGGCTTGCCCTCTCCGCCAACCACCTATAAAGATCCGTCCTTAACTTAAGACCAGGAACGTCCGACTTATCAATCTCCTCCGTGTTAGCAATCTGGAGGATCTTGTGGGCAAAAATGTCAGCCCCGTCTTTTCTTGCCTGGAGGAGTTGTTCGCCAAACTCTTCAAAGTTTCTTTTCCACCTGTAGATTGCACTTGCAGGAATCCCGCATCTGTCCGCCACTTCTTTATACGAAAGTCCCTCTCTCACCAAATCACATATCATTGTCCCTACCTCGGTCGAAAACCGCAAGTTTGTAGGTAAAGACACATTTGGATCCGTAACCGTAACTACCTCTCCAGACTCCAAAACTATTTCCCTTTCTACTTCCTTCACCATACTAGAATTATCCTTTGAAATTTGAATCCTGAGCAATCCCCTCTATTATATGTACCTTGTGCATTGGGTCATTACATTCTCAAAAATAGGTCTCGGTCTGAGGATCCTCCCACGAGTATATAAGTAAATAAATTTTTTGGGGTATGGGGGTCACTCAGCAAAATTTGTTTAGTCCGATTGAAGGGACCCCTTTGGGTCTAAATAAATTTTATTGGGCCGCTAATAATTATTATTGTCAATGAATTGTATTGATAAGCATGTGTTTGTCAACAAGAATCGTTGACTGTCCATAGTTGGATAGTGTCCAGGTCTGGGCACAATAGATCTTGTTTAGTGTCCATGTCTGGACATCCAGGGGATAATGCACATAATCAACAATTGTCCTGGTATCAATGACTTAGCGTTCCATTATTTTGTTGCATTGTTTCCATTATCTGGTAGTATTGACTCATAGAGTCAAAACTAACGGATAAGGATTTTAGCATGAGACTAGTAACTGAGACCATCGACCAAGCCTTAAAGAGAGGCGTAACGGTTGAGAGGCTTGAAACCAAGGGTAAGGCTAAAAGAACACCTAGGACCGCCAAAAAAGCCAAAAGAAACAGGTTTATGAGCGTGTATCTAGACCAGGGGAGGAACTAATGAAGGTAGAAATTAAATTAGAGGAACTTAACCTAAGTAAAAGAGAAGCTACCGCCTTTATGAATTACTTAAGAAGTACCCAAGGCGGAGAGGTAGGCTTAGAGGTTAACCCTAAAGATCTTATTGATGCCTACGCCAAAGTTAAGGCGTTTATTATCAAAAAGGAAAAAGAGGGATGAGTTTAGCAATTGCCTTGATAAGTTTAATCGTAAGCTTCCAGATGTCAGTTTTCCTGGGAGCTTGCACCGGAGGCAAGGCAAAAGAGTTATGGGAGGAAGGCGAAAAGGAACACCTTAACGCCAAACTAAAAGAGCGTTTTTTGCAAGTGGAATATCGGCGCATCAAATGAAGGTTGTACCACTGTTCCACTTATTTTCGGAAAAAAGTTTTTTTATATATATACTCTCTACTCTATGCGTTATTTTTACATATATTTTATATTTTTATTTTTATTAAAAAAAAGTGGAACAGTGGAACACTTATGAAAAAACTTAATACTACTGGCGACTTAACGTGTACCACAATGAAAAGCAAAAGTGGTACAAAGTGGAACAAACTGGTACAAAAACAGAGCATTAAATACAAAGCATTAAACGCAATACATAAAAAAAACAAAATAACACCTAACAGCGTGTACCACATAAGCCCAATTTGTACCACTTTGTACCACTTTGTACCACTTTGGAAAAATATGTGGAACACATTTAACATGGGAGGTCAGAGCGTGAAAATGCAAGTGGCTTTGGGCGTTTTGGGGATCATAAATATCCCTGAAATTGACCTAAAAGAAGTCAAAAAAAATTACCGGATTAAATGTAAGGAATTCCATCCAGACATTAATCCAAACGGTGAAGAAATGATGAAGGCGATTAACGCAGCGTATGAGAGATTATTGGATTGTCGGTTTCCAATAATCATTAAAGAAGGTCAAGAGATCAAAACCGACTTCTCCAAAGTTTTGGAGGAGATCCTGGTCAAGATTAAGCACATTCCAGGTATCGAGATTGAAGTATGTGGGAGTTGGATTTGGGTAAGTGGGAACACTAAGCCCTACAAGGACCAATTAAAAGAGGCGGGGTTCAAGTGGGCATCTAAAAAGCAAAATTGGTTTTATGCAGCAAGTCCAGGTGGGACTAAGAAGGGTCGAGGTTGGTCCATGGGGAAAATCAGGGATATTTACGGATCCCAACAAGTGGAAAAAGAAGAACGAACCAAGATGGCAGCATGACAAGGGAGGGGATAACCCCTCTCTTTTTGGCGAATATTCGCTAAAGGAGGATTGAATGAAAATTGAATATTTTACGAGAAAGGTTTTTGGAGATGTTAGGGCTTATCCGGCCAATGATTTTGCAAAACAATGCTTAGAACTAGTCGGAGGCGGTAACTCAACATTTAGTTATGCAGATTTAAAAAGGTTGCAAAAATTAGGACATGAGTGCAATCAAGTGCTCGACCCTAGTCTGATTTTTAATCTGGAGGAGTGAATGATTAAACTAATTTTATTTATGGCATTACCAATAAGTTTTATTGGACATCCAGTGGCTTTGTTACCGTTATTCCTTTTAATGGTGGTAGGGGTCCTTGAAAATTGAGGTAAGCTTGAGTTAAACAGTTGCATATCAAGTGTATAATATTCGTAAAGAATATTTTAGAAAAACGGGAGGAGTGAATGAAACATGAGTATTTAGTAAAACCTGTATTAGGAAGAGAACGAGATGGAGATTACAGCCTACTCGAAAAAATTAAAAACTTTGAGTGGATTGAGGAAGAAGACGAGGAGGAGGAAGCTGAAGGATGTGGAAATGTATGTAGTGAATTAAAAGTGAATAGAAAAACTCATAAGCCTAGTTTTGGTAGGAAAAGATTTATGGAACCAGGTTATGAGGAAGAAGAAAAAAAGTATGTAGGTTTTTATCAGGCCATACCGTCTTGTTTACTTTTATATCGTTTAGGATGTTTGTTTGAAGGTCGCCCACGTTTTGAGGGACCTGAAGGGTATAAGGTCACCTGGTCTTTTTCTCTACGCCATACTAGTGGGGAGAGGATTACTTTTGGCGAGTGGAAGGGAGGAGCTTTGTTTTGGTTGGAAGCGGGTAGCTCTGATGGACTTCCAAAAGATTTTAAAAAAGATGTTTTAAAATTGCTTGGGGTTTTACTCCATAAAAATTGCCCCCATCCGTATGACGAACTAGTGGCCGGAAGTGTGGCTTAAGGAGGATTAATGAATGAAGAAGTTTGGGTAATCTGTGATTGGGCCAACAATTTAATGTTCTCTGAAGAGTTTAAATCAGAAGAAGACGCTATAGAATTTCTTCACGAAAACATTACAGAAGACGATGACATCCAGGAATATTGGATAAGAGAGAAGTATGAGCATGAAGAAACTCAGCTATAGGAGGATTAATGAGAAAAAAATGGAAGGTAAGGAATAGGTTTGTTTTGGAGGAACCTTTAAAAGTAGCTATTGCACGGGAGCTTGGGGAGTTAAAGCTTCAAAACTTAGAGTTAAAAGAGCGGATAAAATTGATTGAATCTAATTTGGAGGAGGTCAACACCGAACGATTAACTAAGCAAAAAATACAAGACATCCTGGGGTTTAGTCTCCTCCGCCATGGGGGAGCAAGTATGGAACCACCTCAGGAAGAGGAAGAAGAAGACGAGGAGGAGGTAAGACCAGGACAATGGCATAACAGAAACAAAGAAGAAGAGGTAAAAGGAGATTTATTAAGCAAGATTAAAAAAGACATGAAGAAAAAAAAGTAATTTTCTAGGAGGAGAAGCATGGCCAAAAAAACTGCAAAACCTTTGGTAACGGAATCGAAGGAAGTAAAGAAATTATTAGAGCATTACCACCGAGTTAAAGCGGAGATAAAAAAGTTGGAGGACCATCAAACGGACTTGAGGGATGACATCTTAAATTTTATGAAGGAAGGGGAAGATTTTAAGTATGATTGTATTTATGCTGATGATTTTAAAGCAAGTGTTAGCGTTCAAACCAATCATTATTGGTGTGAAAAGAGTCTTAAGGAGTACTTAGCTGATCAGTTTGACACTTTTAAGAAAACTTTCAAGTGTAATGCAGTCACTTTCAACAAATTGTCAGTAACTATACTTAAAAAGAAGGGGGCAGCATGAGGAAAATGAGAAGACAAGGAGACTCCCGAACGGTAATGGTTCGGGAGCACATTATAATTAAAAACATGTGGGAATATTACGTCATTAGTATCGATGAGGTTGATGAGGAAGACCAAGTTCAATACTGTTATGTGATGGGTTTCGAATGTGAGTTTGGTGATGTATATATACCGGAGATAGAACCTTATATCATTTCCAGAACTAAGAACTTAGACGAGGTGATGCCTCCGACTGATTTTGAGTGGGTAGAGTGATGTTAGAATTATACTTAAGTTATATACTGTGTCGGCCTGTTATTATAAACAGGCCCTCACCTCAGTACATTTTTAGAAGTCACCTCTGTAGAATGGTGTTGCCTGTCAGTTGTACGACTAGGGGCAGTCGAGTTTATCCTTGTAAACTTGAGAGCTTTTACATACGCTATGTAGCTCAAAGTTTTAAAAAGGATAGTTATGTCGGTTATCCAAATCGTAAAGCAACGACTGCTTGGAGAAGGAACTTCTCAAAATTGGATTTTGTGTAAACAGAAAGTTTCTAGCGTTCCAAAACTATTTGAAAATATAGACCGATTGTTGGAAACCTTCAATAGCGAAGACCAGTATAATTTATTTTACACTGTGGCGCATATTAGGGGGGACGACTCGACTCGTACTTTAGTAAGTCAGGAGATCATTCCTTTTGATGTGGACGATGTTGATGAAAATCAGATTGAAGACTGTATTTTGGTGGTCGAGAATGTCCTGGGAATCTCAAGAGAAGAGATGGGGATAATTTACAGTGGGAACGGCCTCCAGTTTTTAATATTATTAGAAAATCCCATTGAGCATAAAGATTATTTTAATAAAAAAAGAGACATCTATAAAAAAATATGCGAGATAATCCAGGAAGAGTTTGAAGCAAAAAGAGTCAATGGGCACGTTGACCCAAGTGTGTTTTCTCATGCAAGGGTCATGCGTGTTCCGAACACTCGGAATATTAAGAAGGGAAAAGAGAAACAGGCCAGACTTTTGTATAAGAAGTTTAAGCCTGTTAAAAATTTCCTGGAAGTAGAAGCTCCCACGGTTCTTCCTGAACCAAGTAAGCCAGTAGAATACATATACGATAAAGCAGCAATCATTTCAGAGTGTGGTTTTTTAAGGTGGATGAAGGTTAACCAGAACCAACAATCTGAGCCGCAGTGGTACGCCATGCTCTCAGTTTTGGGAAGAGTTGATAGAGAGTTGGCGCATGAGTACAGCGTGGAATACGATGAGTACGACTATGACCAAACTGAAAAGAAGATTGACCAGGCATTGAAAAATGCAGGTCCTAGTACGTGCCATCATATTAATAGTATTTGGGAGGGGTGTAGTAAGTGTCCCCACTTCTCCAAAATAAAAAGCCCTATTACTTTAAGAGGACATGACGTTCCCCAACTTAATGTGAAGTTAAGAGGGCAGCACCATGCTGTGAAAAGTGAAAAGAATAACGATGAGTACACCTATAGGTTTAGAACCCTTAAGGGTGGGTTTGGGAAAATAGATTATGAGACTTTGTATAACGAAATTAAGAAAAAACTGGGGAACTTACTCTTCCACGATGCTACGGGCAAGTTCCATACGTTCAATAAATTCAAGTTCTATTGGTCGGAACTAAGTGAGAACGCTTTAACTCAGTTCATCCACCAAAAAGTAGGGCCTTATGACAAGAGGGCAACGAAGAGTGAAAAAACTGAGTACGTAAGTTTTGTGAGTGACGAAGTTTTGGAGTTGGATCCGCAGTTTTTTAACAAACCTGGGGCTTTGAACTTTGAAAATGGGTACTTGGAAATGTGCCTTGAAACAGGCGAGGTTAATTTTATCACGCATGAAGATTACTACAAGACGCATGATGTGATGAAAGGACATGCCTTCACTTATCAATATGATTTTGATTATGAAGCAGATGCCGAATGTTCTATGTGGAACAAGTTTTTAAAAGAAGTTTCCCTGGAAGATCCGCAGATGGTGGATCTTTTACAGGAATATGTGGGGGCAGCTTTGTTAAGGATCCCCAATAATAAAGTAGCAAAAGCGTTAATCCTTCATGGGGAAGGTGCCAATGGTAAGAGTGTATTTTTGGAGATGGTTGAGAGGATCCTCCACGAACAGAACACTTTTCCTTTTGGTCTCCAAGACTGTGAAGACTTACAAAAAAGAGGGAATCTAGTGGGGAAGTGTGCTTCGATTAAAGACGAGGCACCAAAAAGAGCACTACTGGAATCGGACAGTTTTAAAACATTAGTAACGGGAGGGACGATGGATTATAGGAATCTATACCAGAATCCCAAGCGTTTTAATAACTCAGCTAAGTTTTTTATAGCATGTAACGACTTACCTTTTTCCCAGGATGTTTCCATTGGTCTTTTGAGAAGAATGTTAATCGTTCCTTTTGAACTTTATATTCCTGAGTACAAGCAGGATAAGTTCTTAAAGGAAAAGTTAGAGCTAGAGTTACCAGGCATAGTGAACTGGAGTGTGGAAGGAGCACAAAGGTTTATTAGGCAGAACTGGAGGTTCTCTCCTTTTAAAAGGGGAAGTGAAAAAGTATTAGAGTACAAATTAGAAACCAATATTATTTTTACATATATTGATGAGCACATAGAGTTGGCAGAAGAAGGGTTTATTTCTTCTAAAGAGATTTGGTTGAGCTTTAAGGATCACTATGAGCAAGAAGCCCGTAGATTTAATAGTCAAGTGTCCTTCATCCGCAAGCTTAAGCAGACTTTGGCACAGACTTACCCCGATAAAAAGTTCCCCACCAAAAGAGAAAGAGTTAAGGGAGCTAATCTTCGTGGTATAATGGGGATTAAGTTTAAAGACATGGAGGTTCAAGACTATGCAGCAAGTACTATCTTTTGAGAGAAAGGAACAGTTGTTACACCATTTTGAAAAAAGAGCAGACGAACTATTTATGATACATAGCAGGTGGAAAAGAAGTAATGCAGATAAAGGTTATTTAAATATGATTAAAACTACGCATAACTTAAACATAACTCTCCTTAGAATTTTTGGAGACGGTAAGGATAGGAGGAGCTTTTTATGAGGTTTAAGGTAAAACCTTACGCCCACCAATTAGAGGCCTTGGAGGCCAGTAAGATTCATGATGATTATGCGCTATTTTGGGAGATGGGAACAGGTAAAACAGGAGGGATGATTAACATCCTAAGAAATGTTTACACCCGCAAGAAAAGAATTTCACGAACACTCATCTTAGGACCATTAGCAGTTGTCCAGAACTGGAAGAGAGAATTTGAGATCCACTCTTGGATACCTCAGAAGCATATCTATGCTTTAAATAAGTCAGGTCCTAGGAGAAACAAAGAGATTGCTAGAATCAGTGAACTAGATGAGGGGATATTAATTTTAAACTACCAGGCGTTGACCAGGAAAGAAACAGTATCTCTTTTGTTAAAGTGGAAGCCTGAGGTTTTGGTTTGTGATGAGTCCCACATGCTTAAAAACCCTCAGAGTAAAACGTCTAAGACGGTTTATAAACTCTCCCTTAGCTGTGCACATAGGTATATTTTAACAGGTACACCTATATTAAATAGCGAGTTGGACATCTTCCAACAATATAAGATCTTGGATGATGGGGATACTTTTGGACGGACATTTAATATGTTTAGATCCAACTACTTTATAAATGATAATGCATCCAATCCTCATGTTTCCTGGCCTAAATGGATCCCCAATCCTTACAAAGAGGTGCAAAAAGATATTAGTAGGCTGATGTACCGTAAGGCAAGCAGGGTCAGAAAAGAAGAATGTTTGGATCTTCCTCCGTATATTAAGCAGACTTACGAAGTGCAGATGTCTACTGTCCAGGCAAAAGCATATGAGGAAATGAAAAAGGATTACATAACGTGGATAGAATCCGTTAAGGAAAAAACTCCAGTCGTAGCGCAGTTAGCAGTCACTCGGCTGTTAAGGCTACAGCAGATTATAAGTGGCTTTGTAAAGACTGAGACTGGGCAGGAAGTTAACTTTGATAAAAACCCACGGTTAGATGCACTAGAAGAATTATTAGAAGGTTTAATAAAACACGATAAAGTTATTATTTGGTGTAGTTTTAAAAATGATTACAAAATTATAGAAAAGATGTTAAATAAACTCCAGAAAAAGGATTTATTTGGTTATGTATTTCTCACCGGAGATCAAAATGGATTCGAAAAACAACAGTCAATCGACTGCTTTCAACAACACGCTCAATGCAAAGTTATCGTCGCTAACAGAGCATCTGGAGGAGTTGGTATCAACCTTACAGCGGCTAGATACAGCATCGTCTACTCAAGAGACTTCTCCCTCGCCAATGAGCTCCAAAGTGAAGCCCGAAACTATAGAGGAGGAAGTGAGATCCACTCTAATATAGTTAAAATAGACTTGGTTACTCCAGGTACAGTAGACGCTCAAGTGCTAGACGCTTTAAGTAATAAACAAAAAATTAGTGATGTAATTTTGGATATAAGACCATAATGGAAGAAGATAAATATAAAATTATGCGAGTTGGGAAGGAGTTGTATAAACTTCCTGAGGCGGATGAAGACTTTAAAGACATGCCTCCCGTTCCAAAAGCTATTTTTGATCAACTAGTACAGGCCAAAAGATTTCCCATGCCCCCGTACTACATTTGTCAAAAAGAATATCAGAAGAACCATTTCTATTGGCTGTTTAAGCAACGCTTAAACTATATTGTTCAACAAGAAAAAAAAGGACTTCCAATTGATGACACTTAAGGACCTAGATGCTTTGGTCAAGCAGATGCGGGATGAGTACGAGAAGTATAGCGAGTGCAGGGCACAAGCGGCTATTCACGATAGGGTTTGTAAAAGACTAAAGATTGAGATACTAGATGTACTAAATGAAAATGGTAAGTCCAAGTATCATGTAGACGGCTTGGGTATGGTGAGTGTAAAGAATAATTATAAAGTCACTGTACCAAAAAATCCTGAAGATAAGCTGAAGATGCTTGAGTACTTTAAAAACTTTGGGGAAAACATTTATGCTGACAATGTTAGTGTAAACTACCAAAGGTTAAACAGTTGGTATAATGCAGAAGTAGAGGAGCAGGGACCTGATTTCCAGATACCTGGAGTTGGTGCACCTGTTATAGAACAATCAATAAGTTTTAGGAGTAGTAAATGACTGTAGCGAAGAAAGAACAAAGTAAAAGTGTAACCGTGAAAAGAAGTGCTGAAGTAACCACAAATGAAAACCTGAGCGCATGGGCTGAAGAAGTTGAAGTAAACCGTGATAATATTATTCCTCCAGGGATTAGATTATGTCAATCTATGAGTGAGAGAGTGCAAGAGGGTTTGAATAAACCTGGCGACATGATTGATACTCTTAGCGGGGAAGTCCTGGGAGATTACGAAAAACCTATAGAAATCATACCTTTTTTGGTGTCGAGTTCTTGGAAGGTCTTTCACAATGATAAGTACCATTCCGTAGAACCGATAACCAAACTCACCAAAAATCTGCCTTTAGAGGAGAAATTACCTGATGGCACAGTGATTAGAAGAGATAAATGTATTAACGCTTGGGTAGTTCTCCCCCACCAAATAAAGGATGGCAATGCTATTCCTTACCTAATTTCATTTTCTCGGACTTCCTTTCAGGCAGGGAAGAAAATAGAGACTCGTATTTTTAGAAACACTATACACCGTCCAAAACTATCACCTGCGGCATACACTATGTCCCTACACTCTTTGAAAAAAGAAAATCCTAAGGGGAGATACGCTGCTTTTGATTGCAACGACACTAGAAAAAGTACTGAAGAAGAGCAGATGATAGCATTTAAGTTTTATAAAGATCTTTCTGATAAAAAAGATATTAAAGTAGCTGTGGCAGAAGAAGACTACAGCGATAAGTTATTTTAAGGAAAAATATGAAGGCAGCTAAAATTAAGAAAAAAATCCCTCCTTTTGTAGGGAGATATATTAATAAAAAATTGGACCCTGAAAAGGTAGTAACTCTCTACATACGATCTTTTGACCGTAAGTTAAAAGACTGGGCACTTGCACATGCACATGCCCAACGCAAGACACTTGGAGAGTTTTTTATGGAGATCCTTAAAGAGTATAAAAAGGAAGCCTCCAAGCGTGATAGTAAACGAAAATAATTTTTTTGAAGTACTTGAATATCTAAAGCAGAAAGATGATTTATCTTTGGATACAGAGACTACTGGATTGCTTTTTGAAGATAGATTATTTAGCATCATAATATCCTGCTTTGGTTCTAACAAGGTACAGAATTACTACTTTAGTTTTAACGCTTCTCCCCTAGAGGGTGATTCTGTGCCTTGCCTTGATAAGAATCTATTGGCTTGTTTGGGAACACTTTTTGCGGATCCGTCTAAGGTCTGGTACATCCACAATGCTAATTTTGATTTGGTCATGCTGCTAAAGGAAGGTGTCTGTATAATGGGCACAGTCCATTGCACCCTAGGAACAGAGCGCATCATCCATAATAACCTTCCGTCTTATAGTTTAGCTAAATTGTGTAAGAAGTACCATCTTGGTGAGAAACTTGAGGATAAAGTAAAAAAATACATAACAAAACACAAGCTTTTCACCAAAATTGCCGTTCCTGGGAAGGCACGAGAACAACGAAAACCCCATTATGACCAGGTTCCTTTTGACATGATTAGTGAATACGGGATGCAGGACGGGGAACTTACTTTTATTTTGGGGAGGAAGCAACGCCAATTTATTAGGCGACCCGAAAATGAATTGCTAGTTAAGGTAGCTGCCAATGAGAGGAAACTCTCCCATGTATGTGCTGCTATGTCGTATCTCGGCATTAAACTAGATACTGATTACACTCAGTCTATGTTTGACAAAGAATCCAAACTCTTGGATGATTTGAAGGCACAGTATAAAGACAGTTTGGCAGCTGACTTCTCTAGGTCCTCAAGGGACTTACTCCAAGTTTTTAGAAAGAATGGGTTAAAGGTTCCCCTCACATCCAGGGGGAACCCTTCCTTTAATTCTGAAGTTTTATCTGAGATTGATCACCCTTTACCTCGACTAATTTTAGATATTAGAAAACGGGAGAAGTTCCTGGGGACCTACTATTCCTCCTTCCTTTATTATAAAGACTCTAATGATCTTATCCATCCGTACATGCATCAAGCCGGAACTGAAACAGGAAGGTTTAGTTACTCCTCTCCAAACTTGCAAAATGTTCCTAAAAACTCTGTAGTCAGGAAGTGTTTTATTCCCAGGAATGACGACTATTTTTTGGTGGGAATAGATTATGATCAACAAGAATACCGAATCATGGCTGATAGAGCAGGAGAACATTCTCTCATAAAAATGGTTATGGAAGAAGGAGTTGATGTCCACACTGCTACTGCAAAAATGATGGGTGTGGACAGAGTAACCGCCAAAACAATTAACTTTATGCTTTTGTATGGGGGAGGGGCTAAGAAGTTAGCTGAAACTCTTAAAGTCTCCGTTCAAAAAGCCCAGTCACTTAAGAACTTGTATTTTTCCAGGCTTCCGGCCATTGGTAAGTTTATTAATAAAGTGAAAAGCACAGGACAAACCCATGGGTATGTTCATAATTTCCTCCATAGAAAGTTCTCTTGTACTAGGGATACTTCTTACAAGCTCCCTAACCATCTTATCCAAGGGTCAGGTGCAGATGTTATCAAGGTAGCTATGGTAAAGTTGTATGAGTACCTCCTACCTAAAAAAAGCAATATGATTCTTCAAGTACACGATGAACTGCTATTCGAGATCCACAAAAGAGAACTAGACATTATTGAAGATATAAAAGACATTATGACTAATGTTTATCCAAGCAAAAACGGCATTAAACTTTCCGTTGAAGAGACGTACTATAAATCCTGGGGAGAACCACATGGCCAAGAAGCCAGAGACATTGTTTAAAGAAAAAGTGCTATCACTTGTTAGTGAGATGCCTAATAGTTGGTTTGTAAAGAATCAAGGCGTGTCCACACGAGGGATCCCTGACGTTTTTGGGTGTATTAACGGGAGATTTGTAGCACTAGAATTAAAAAAGAGTGATAAAGAAAAAGAAGATCCTCTTCAAACCTTCGTTTTGGAAAAAGTTAGCCAAGCGGGGGGGCTTGCCTTTTACCTTTACCCCGAAAATTGTGAAGAGGTACTAGCTTATATACAGAAACAAACCTCTTTTTGAAAACAAAACCTGCATTTAAAAACTTCTCCCACACTTTTGGGTCAGTAAGATCTTCGATTATAAGTTCTGTTTCTGCACATTTTTTCCACAAGATCTGTTTTGAACAGTACCTATAGCACATCTTCCCTGCATTTTTTGGTACCTCCAAACTAGTGCACGGACGGTAAGTTCTTTTTCTGAACACTCTCGGGTCCAATTTCCTGGCTAAAGAGATTGATGAGCAGGCTGAGTTCAAAACCGAGATCATCAATAATACTATCCACTTTGAGATGGTCGGGCTTTTCAAGTTCAAACTCCAGTTGTTTTTTTAACTTATGCAGCTTCCTCTTGTACTTGTTTTTTTGGTGGAAGGTATGAACGTCTAGGATCCTATCCGCCAATTTTATAGATGATGAGAGCAGGTCTAACATGGACGTTCCCCTCCCGTGTAGGAGTAGCTAAAGATGTTATTCTTCTGGAAGGAGTCGGTCCACGAGATTATCCATCATTGTGATTGCTAAGTCGTCAAAACGGTTTTCTGTTTTAATAACTATTTCCTCATTCAATGCGGATCGGATTCCACTGAACCAAAGCTTTCGCCCAAAAGCGAACCAATTAATTTTATCTTTTAGTTGTTCTTCCATAAGTTTCTCCTTTTCAAACAATCGCTCGATTGCCGTTTCGTCTTCGTACTTGAAAATGGAAATGCGGAACACCACCTGGCCTTTTGTGATATACTATAGGTCTATCTTCACCTGCTTTGTTAAACGCACCCTTACCTTTAAATGTCTTCTTAAATTCATATTGAAATCGTGCAATATGAAAATCAGACCAATTTTTCACCGACACATCACATGCCCTCCCATCTCTATGTGTCGATGTCCTCCTTCCAGAAACTTCCTCCATAAGAGATGTGACAACACAAGGTAAATTATATTGAATGCAATATTCGCTTGTAAAGGCTATCATTCCTAAAACTACAGGATCTATTTTTAAGAGATCATTTATATCAAGCTCTGGTTTTAACTTGATCTTTTCCATACTTCCCCCTCCAATTCTTTTAATCTGGTTTCGATTGCACGGAAACGGTCTGAATAACTTTTGGTATCATTAATAAGTACCGCAAGCTTTTTGTCTAGCTCCGCCATGCTAATGCCAATTCGATTAATTCTAGAGAGTACTTGTCTAACGAAAAAAGCTATGATTGAGAGAAGGGAACCCCCCAACGCTATGAAAAGACCTATGACTACATCAAAGGTCAATTGCCCAGACATTAGTAACCACCTGTTAAGATAGTCTTCCTTTTCCTGGTCAACACACTTTTCTTTTTCTTTTTCTTTTTAGGCTTACTTTTACCTGTGTTGTATCGTTCATAATATTTTGGCATGGTCACCTCATTATCGTTATAGGGCTAGCTCCAATCGGGGTAAATAAGCTTATAATAAAACATAAGATTAACGAAATAGTTATGTATACAATCACAACATAATCTCCGTTATCATTTTTCATTTAGGAAACTTCTCCTTAATGGCGGCACGAAGTTTTAAATACTCCTCCATCTTGCCTGCCTTA